TGCAACAGCCGTCATTGCACTTGTGCCGTTACCCTTTACATAACCTGTCAGGGTGCTTGCCCCAGTTCCACCATTAGCTACATCTATAGTCCCAACTAGAGTATGGTCAGCATTCCAATCAGAAGGTCTAACTAAACTTGTGTCATCTGTGTCAGGGATTGTGCTGACTTTATTATGTTTGACTGTTATAGCCATTACTGTACCCCAATTATTTTGCCGTCTTGACCTCGTACTACCTGCTTGGGTCGGGAGTTATTCTCGTTAATGGTATTTACTAAATCACCCAATGCCAAGGTCATTTGCTGGTTGCTCATGCTAATAGCGTCAGCAATTGGCTGTAGTGGGTGTTCCATAGCCTTTGCCATATCCATCTCGGTCATGTAAGCCTGTTCACCGCTGGACTCATCCGCACCGATACGGGCTACCTCAATCTTAGCCCCGTTGTTGATGTGGGCGAGTAAGACCTGAGTATTGCGCTCGGTGTGCATCTTCATCTGAGCGACCTTCAGTTCCATCTCCATCTTGGCTTGCTCGGATTGCATTTGCATCTCACGATCCATTGTGTTGCGCTGTTCTTCAAGCTGGAACTTAAGCTGGTTCTCTTGGGCTTGGTACTCTTGTTTAGCCTTTTCAAGTTCCATCTGCATCTGCATCTTTTGTTGTTCCATCTGTAACTGCATCTGCATTTCAGCTTGTTTAGCTTGTGCTTGGGCTTGCATCTTGGTTTGTTCCATCTGCGCTTGCATCTGAAGTTTCTGTATTTCAGGGCTAGGTGGCTTGGGCTGTCCTTCTGCCATCTTCGCCTGTTCACGGAACTTGTCAGCGGTTTCGTCAATCATGCCCTCTAAGCCTTTACCAGCCTTAAATGCGGTGACACCAAACTTCAGCATCTCGACCAACATAGGGGTAAGTTCGGGGGTAGCCTGTGCCGCTGGTACTGCTTGCGATAAGAACCCACTCATAGCGGATAAGAACTCTAGACGGTCAGCCTTTTCCTGCTGTTCGTCTTGGAATATCATCGAGTCGCTTGTCACCTCGACACGGAAGTTCTTAGCGGATTCGTTACGCAATAAGGCTAAAGCTTGTGGGATTAATTGCTGATCCTGTGGGCTTAGTTGCATTGCACCACTAATCTTGACGATGGTGTCATCGGTAAAGTGGTTGCAGATAATCTGCGCCTTGATGCTCAAGAGTTCTGTAGCAAAGTCTACGACAGCGTGTTGCATGGTCTTTAATCGACCTGCCGCATTGTTGGACTTGATAATCTGTGCGCCAAGGGTTTCGCTTGGGTCTGTTTGTCCACGCTGAATGTCAGCAATACCCATAATCTCGTAGATTTGGTTCTTGACCTGATCCATTGCCTGATACGACATCTGCAAGGCATTGGCGATAGGTGCAATATCCACAAGGTTAATGGCCCCCATCATTCCACCCTTCTCACTGAAGGCGGCATAGTTCTTGACAGGAATCAGGGTATTGTTCTCACCCTCGGAGAACAGGCGACCAAGGCTAGGTTCAGATGCGTCATATACACCCCGTACTTTTAAGGCGTTAATAAAGCCGTCTATACGGTCAGCCAGCGTGTCTAACTGCTTGGCTTGGTCTTGGTACAGAACAAAGTCAGGGATTGGTTCTAGCTTATCCGTAGTCAGTGTGGCGTACAAAGGTTTCGGGCAGGGCCAAAAGTTCTCAAGCTTTAGCGGGTCAGGGCGTGTATCTAGAATCTTACCCATCGACTTCGATAGCCAAAGAACCTCGCCCGATGTCTTATCCCAAATCTCATAGATGACGGCTTCGGATGCGCCTTCACCCATCTTCTCGTTAAAAGTTTTAGAAGTTTCAGGTTTTGTGTCTAGGGGTATCTTGTTACCCAGTTCCTCACCAAAACGCTCGACCAAGGCAGGGCGTTCCATGTAGACCTTACGCCATACAGCGGTTACCTCTTCCCATGTACGGGCAATGGTATGTCCAAAGTCCCGCCAGTAAACATAGTCAACGGGCGCACATTCGTACTCGATGCGTTCCTGATCCTCACGATAGATACCACCTTCTGTTTCGGCTTCGTCTGTGTCCTCGGTAACCTGTAACCCATCTTCAGGCATACCTTCAGCCATACCACCAGCTTCACCAGCAATATGCGGTTCGTAACGCACCCACGATGTACCACGCCCACCAAGTAAACGGTCTAAGACCGATTGACTCATAGCAGACTTGTAGTCACCGTAATGGGTAATCTCATAGTCCAATGCCCGTTCAAGCATCATGGATGCCACCCGTGCTACTGGATCGTTATCTCTGAATCTACGGCTTACATCGGGTCTTGGTAGACGGGCAAAGATAGCTGGGGTAATGGTCTGTACATTTGACCAAAGGATATTAAAGCGGGCGTTAGGGTTATTCCTAGTACGGCTGTCATCACGATACCGCTTGATAATGCGGTCAGTTCTGCTTTCCCATTCCTTGTATGCTCTTTCGTACCCTGCTATGGTGTTATACCAATTTTCGTAGGTGTGATCCATGTTAATCCTTAGGTAAAGTTACCCATTGCTAAAACTTCTGCACCTGCGCCTGTAGTTACACTCCAGCCAGCATTTTGCGAAAAAGAGTTAAATTCGATGGAATAAACGCCAATTGGGGTGTTTGCCCGAACAATAGCGTGAGAAAAAGCGCCATCAATAATGCTTACTGTGCTTGTAGCGGCAGTATTTACAGTCACGATTAAACGGTGCAAATAGTCACCTTTTGCGCCAGTTGTGCCTAAAACTTGGCCTGTAACTGAGTTAGCGACATGCTCATAGGGTAGTGCAAATGTTGCGTTAGCGGCTGTCATATTAAATTCTCCTGTAAGTTGATTTAGGTGTTTGCTTCCACAATTCGTTTAGGGTTACTTCGTTTTCCCCGACAGATACGCCTTTAACCCTTGTATCTTTGAGGATAGGGCTGTCCTCATCTTTCCAAACGATTGATAAATAGCGCATCGCATCGCTAGAGTGTGATGTCCAATCGTGCTTCGGGCGATCTCTAAATACTTTCTTATCATCATCCCACTCCCTTTGGTATTGGCGCAAACATTCAATTAGTTCGTCACACTTATTATCGAACCAAGCACGGGTTAATGCAAGTCTTGTAGCTTGTATTCCATCCTGAAGTGATAGGTTTGGAACAATTTTTAGCTTGTTTATGTCAATTTTTGTCGCAATTTGTTCGATTATGCTCTTGCCACCACTCGCCAAGGTTTTAGCCCTAGCGTCATGGGGCAGGTAGTGATAGCCGTACTTGTACCCGTACTCATCCTCTTTTTGCGCTAGCAGTCCAAGGTAGTAGGGGATGGCTTGACCGTTAGACATATGGTGGTCTAGCACCCGTATCTCACCGTATACGACCTGAAACCAAATCACAGCCGTGGAATCATTAAAGCCCAAGTCCCAAACGGTATGGCATGGGAACATTGGGTCATAGTCCACCGAGGTAATGCGCTCAAGGTCTGTAATCCTACGCATCTCCTGACCGTAGAATGCTCCCAGTATGGCGGCTTCAAAGCTACAGAGGAACTCCTGCTCGTACTGGTTGGCTGACATAGACTGTTGTGCGTCTAAGAGTTCAGCTTCAGGCAATAGTCCTGACTGGTCTGCTCTAAGGGTTTTGACATACCAGTTCGGGTTCTTTTGGGCTTCGTTATAGATGTCATAGAAGGCGTTATGCCCCTTGGGTGTACCGATGAAGGTAGCCCAGCCTTGGCGGTCTGTAAGCAATGGGCGAACGATCTCTCCCCACAGACGCATTTTCATATCAGCATATTCGTCTAAAACGACACCGTCCAAGTATAGACCCCGTAAGGCATCGGGATTGTCTGCGCCAAATAGCCTGATCTTAGCCCCATTGACTAACTCTATCCATAATTCAGACTGATTAGCCTTGACTATGGCTGGTTCTGCAAACTTGAGTAAGTAATCCCATGCAATGTTCTTAGCTTGTGCGTAATACGGTGCTATGTAAGCGTAACGGGCATTCTCTTTTTTCTCCATGACTGCCCTACGGATTGTGTCCGCAATGGTCGCAACGGTCTTTCCTGCTCGTCTATGGCATACCAATACAGCCCAGCGTTGGTCACGCTTATGGAAGTCTATGAACGCATCCCGTGCCTTGTAGGGATACTCATATTTGATTACTACTTCTTTCAATCTAGGAACTTGTGTTCGTGAACTACTTTAACTGGCTGGTCTGCATCACCTGTGTGTTCTGTCCTAGCCAGCTTGGGTACATGGTACTCAGCTACCTGCATGAAGCAATCAAAAGCGACTTTAGGGCCAAGCTTCTCATTCATAGCGATCTCATCAAGCCATTTTTGAAGCTTATGGCTATTACCATCCACGAACTTAGCGATCGCCTCTCTAGCGAGGGCTGTTGACTTATTAGGCACACCTGCAACACGCCCGCCTGTCTTTTTTCTAGTCTTTTCTACAGTAGTACTCATACCTTATCCAAGTGGTTGATTAAGATAAGTTAAGTTTACTTGTTTCTTAAAGAATTTGCTAGTGCTTGAGGGTCAAACTTAATGTTTACATCCCTGCCTTCATTACCAATATAAGCGTTGCCTAACTCGCTTGCTAATTTCATTCCCATTAAAGCAGGATTTAAAGTTGCTGAACGCTTAATGACTTCAAATGGTTTTTGCCATGATGGCATAGCGTTGTAAGCTTGAACAGCTTCTTGACGCTGGGGGTTAGAAAAATCATAACGATCGGTAATAACGGTTTGATTTGGGCTGGTTTGATAGTTAAATCGGCCCAATGTACTTTCTGTTGCAATTTGTGGCCCGTATTCAGGTCTTGCATTTTTTCTTACAAATTTTTCATAATCTTTGTATTGAACTGATTGGCCGCCTCGTTTTTGAGATTCGTTGATAAGTTCCTGCATTCCCGCAAGTTCTTTTTGCGTAAAGTTTTTTTCTGTAATAGGTTCACGATTGCCAAAAAGAGTGCTGACATAAGTTCTAGCATCCATTGGCACTACATTTCTAAACCCTTCTGTAAGCAGATCATTAATTGATGCCATTTACAAAACTTCTTTATCCAAGTCTTTTAGTTTATTAGCGATCATAGCCCTGCGGTTTAGGCGGTCTTGCTGTAGCTTTCTTAGGCTACTTGGCTTACCTGCGCTCATTGTAGGGTGTAGCTTTTGCGGTTCTTTACCGTGTTTAGCTTTGTAGTTGCTGTCTTTGCGTTCGTAGTCCATCACATGTCCTTCATCTTTTCACGGATCATATCTTTTCTGCTCTGCGGTTTAGCAGTCTTAGCAGATTCTTTAAAGTCTTTAGCGGATGGTGCGCCTTCGCTACCTACCTTACGCATCTTCTCGCCTGATCCAGCCTTGATACGCTCACGCTTGGCGTGGATGTTTGCGTATAGTCCTTGTTTAGCCACAGTTCCATCTCCTCATGCTTGCTTTTGCTCGTTCAGCGTTCTTGCTCTTAGCGACTACACCACCCATACGGGCGCAAAATGATGCCTTCCTGCCTTTGTCTGCCTCAGTCTTAGGGTTAGGTGCTGGGGCTTTCAGGTTAGCGTTGTTCTTACGGTTATACGCCTCACGCCCCTTGGCGGTCATACCTGCGCCTTGCTCTGTAGGCAGGTAGTTCTTATCCTTGCCCGTTGTTGTCTTAGGAATGGGTTTATCGTGCTTTTCTACTGCCGCACGAATGTCATCCCTACGACTCATGCCTTTTCCTCAATGTACTTAGCGTAGGCATCCTCAAGCTTTGCCTTACGGCTACCTTTGGCGTTCTCACGCTCAACGCTAAGTGCAATGGCTACGGCTTGCTTTTTAGGTTTAGTTTTCATCTCGGTCTTGATGTTCTTACCGACTGCTTCTGCGCTACCTGATTTATCGAGTGGCATAAATATCCTTTTATTTCAAGAACTTAAGTTTATAAGCGGTGGTGTTAATAAGGTCTGCGATCTCATCAATAATGTTCTGTAGTTCGCTATCTTGGGGTAAGTCTTGGCGGGCATCTTTTACAAAGTTCTGTAAAGATTCTATGTAGCGCACTGGGTCTTTAGGCTGGTGGTACATGCTTGGGAAGCTGGTGAACTTACCGTACTTACCCATGTAAGATTCGGCAAAAGTATCTGTTAGTTCTACAATGCCATCGTAGTATTCAGCAAGTGCGCTGTGCTTAGAAAAACTGTCGGTAGACCAATGGAAGAAATGCGTGTTAGTCGCAGAATGTAACAATGTAGCTACAAATAAGGCACAATTTTCCATCAGGACTCCTTGTTTTTATCAATTATAGTCGTGTTTTGGGATTAATCCAATCACTCTTAATGCAGATTCAGGACTATCTACTCGACTAAGTGGCCCACCTTTCCAATTAGCAATAAACTTTAGTTGGTCAGGGGTATAGCGACTTTTAGCATTTGCCTTTACTTCCATTAATATTGTTTCACCACCATAAGTTACCATTAGGTCGGGCAGACCTTTCCCAACCATTGATAAAATATAAACATCTGCCCCAGCTTTTCTGAGGGTTTCTACTATTTCAGTTTGGTTAGCGTCAGTTCTTTTAGCGTATGCCATTGTTTTTTAACAGTACTCGGTTAATATATGCTAACTTTATCATTATAAGGTATGTCATGGAACGAAAAGCGTGTAGTGACGAAGAATTTATTGATATTTGGAGAGAACACCGATCTCCTGAAAAGGTAAGCCAAATTATCGGTGTTAGTACTCGCAATATTTTAAAAAGGCGAAGAAGGGTAGAAAAACAATATGACATTGTTTTAGATGCTTTGACTCCAAGCGGAATGCCTAAAGTTTACATTCCCGATGAGCAAATGCAAGCCAATGTTACGATTGACAATGGTGTTATCTTAGTTGGGTCGGATTGTCATTACAACCCACAATATATTACAACAGCCCATCGAGGCTTTGTCCAATTTGTAAAATATTTGAAACCAAAGATTGTCATTCTCAATGGAGATATAGCCGACTTTGCAAGCCTTTCACAACATAATCGCATTGGTTGGCAAAAAGGCCCAACAGTCAAAGAAGAATTAGATGAGATTCAGGCAAGGCTTGGAGATATTGAGGCTGTGCGCCCAGCTGGTTGCAAATTGATGATTTCGATCGGGAATCATGATTTAAGATTTTCGGGCAAATTGTCTAATGTATTGCCAATGTACGAGAACATTAAGGGTTTTGACATTGCTGACCACACACCGCATTGGAAGTGGTACTGGTCAATCATGGTCAATCAGACTTGTATGATTAAGCATCGTTGGCATAACGGGGTTCATGCAGTCTATAACAATACAATCAAATCAGGCACTAGTTTTGTTACAGGGCATTTACATTCTCTTAAAGTAACTCCTTGGACTGACTACACAGGCACTAGGTACGGGGTAGATACTGGCACTATGGCTTGTATTAAGGATAGCCAATTTAGCTATACCGAAAACAATCCAGTCAATTGGCGGGCTGGATACGCAGTCTTGACTTTTATTAATGGCAAACTAATGCCCCCAGAGTTGGCAGAGGTTGTTAATGAGGATGAGGGTTTAATTTACTTTAGGGGTCAGTTAATCAAAGTATGAAAATTACGCCTAAGATTATTGAACACATCTACAGTATGTTGTATTGCTGCGAGCCGTTTGCGTCTTGGGACTTACCTTTGCCTGAAGAAATTAAGTTTGTAGTAGATAGCGACTTTGATGCTATGGGTACATACCTTTACGATGACGGGGAAAAACACGCTCATACCATTACTATATCTGACGCTAGGTGTGGTCATTTAGACACAGTAATTAGGACTATGGCCCATGAGATGATTCATGCTAGTCGGTGGGATACAAGCACTCAGGCGTGGACTAAACACGATAAAACCTTTAGGAATAGGGCTAAAGCTGTAGCTACAGAATTAGGCTTTGACCCCTTAGAGTTGTAGCCTAGCATTGACTATACCTAGTAAAGTATCGAACTCAATTTGGTGGTATCTTTCAAAAGCTTTTGCTCCGAGTCCATGCACACCTGTAGCACCTCTGTGATGCTCGGTACA